CCTTCCTCCAGTCCTGGTATTGGGACGAATTCGCGCACGACGGGGCAGGCAATGAGATAGGCCAGGCCGAAGTGCTCGCCCGGCTGACAGAGCGCGAACGTCCCGACGAGCGCGCCGAATCGTGACCCGCACGCTGATCGTCATCGTTCCTTCCACGCGCGTCCCGGCGTCGGAGTTTGTGACCATCCTGTCTGCCAACGGCATCGACACTATCAGCCTCGGCACGGGGACTGCGAAGGTACGGACAGCGCAGGGCCGTGAGAACAGGGTTGCGGGCGCGCTCGTAGCTGCTATCCTGTCGGCCGATCTGAGGCGTGCCAGAGCGCACGCGAAGCTGTGCGGTGTGCATCTCTCGACCCTCGAAATAAACGGGTGCCCTTCAAGAGCAAACGTGGTATAGTCCCCCCATGGATGTTGGGAGTGATCGCTCCCATGGATAAGGAGATCGGACGATGGCAAACGAGACGTCCCAAGTCGCAGGTGTGGCCGAAGCCGTGAAGAAGGCGAAGGGGAAGCCGGCGAAGAAGCGCAGCAAGGCCAAGGCGAAGCCCCCGAAGGCGACCAAGGCGCGGAAGAAGAAGGGCGCCACCCCCAGGAAGAAGGCCCCGAAGATGACCTCCGAGAAGACAGCCCCGACGAGCGGGCAGAGCGGGCCGCCCATAGAGCTTTCCGTGGAGGGCCTCAACACGAAAGAGGCCAAGATCTTCTCCGCGCTCAATGGCTCGGGCTCCGGCGTTCGGACGATCATGACGATCACCGAATTGGCGGCGGAGTGCTTCAAGTCGCGCGGGAAGAAGCAGGCCAACTCGTGGACGCGGAATTCGCTTCGGCGCCTCGTGCAGTCTGGCCTCGTGGAGAAGGTGGAGCGCGGCAAGTACCGCGTGTCGGACGCCGGCCGGAAGAAGCTGGCCCGCGCCGCGTAGTCCCACGTGTTGGACTACGACTTCATCACGCGGGCGGACGACCTCGACCGCATCGCGCAGGACGTCCTACAGGCGGACGTCGTAGGGCTCGATATCGAGACGACGGCCCTGGACCCGCGCTTCGGTGACATACGTTTAGTCCAGTTGATCGTGCCTGGCGTGGAGAACGACAGCCGGGGACGCATCTACGTCATCGACCTCTTCCAGACCAAGACGCTCGGCCCGGTCCTTGCGGCCATGCGGGAGACGAGCGCAATCTTCGTCATCCACAACGCGAAATTCGAGCAGAAGTGGATGTGGTGGAAATTCCGCTTCCGCATGTGGCCGGTGTTCTGCACCTTCCGGGCGTCGGCCATGACGTACAATGGGAAGAAGGGGATCAAGCACGACCTGGACTCCGTGATCATCCGCGAGTTGGGGGAGCACCCGGTCAACACCGGGCAGGGAGCCTCTGACTGGTCGAAACCCAACCTCACGCAGGAGCAGAAAGACTACGCGGCCGAGGACGTGCTGCGGCTGCTCCGCCTCCGTGTCGCCTTGAAGGGCAAGTTGACCGAGTACGGCTTGCTCACAACGGCCCTCGTGGAGTTTGGCGTGGTGTTCGCGGAGGGCCGGACCGAGTTGAACGGCTTCGCGCTCAATCAGGAGAAGTGGAAGGCGCTGGCCGAGACGAACATAGAGGCCCGCACACGTGCGCGGGAGGAGCTACTCTACGAGCTACCTCACCCCAAGGATCAACTCGCCCTGCCCGGGTTCGGCGGACAGTGGAACGTGGACTCTCCACAGCAGATGCTCGCCTCCCTGCAACGGCTCGGCCTCAAGATCGAGAACACGCCCGAGATCGTGCTGGCGCAGCACGCGGGCAAGTACCCCCTCGTGAAGAAGGTGCTGGACTACCGGCACATCGCCCAGCGCGTCAAGACGTTCGGAATGACGTTCCTGCGGCACATCGACGCGGACGGGCGCATCCACCCCGAGTATTTCGGGCTGCTCGTCACAGGGCGCTACAGCGCCAACAAGAGCATGCAGCAGATACCCCGGGGCGCGGAATTCCGGGACTGTTTCGAGCCCCTGGAGGGGAGGCGCCTGGTAGGTGCGGACTACTCCGGGATCGAGATGCGCCTGTGCGCGGAAATCTCCGGGGACAAGGCGCTCACGCTGGTCTTCGTGAACGGGGAGGACGCGCACCGGGCGACGGCTGCGGTCATCATGGATATCGACCCATCGCAGGTGTCGAAAGGCGACCGCCAGAACGCCAAGCCCGTCAACTTCGGGTTCATCTACGGCATGATGCCCGACAAACTCATCCTCTACGCCATGAGCAACTACGGCGTGACCCTGACCCCACACCAAGCGAAGACCTATCGGAAGCGCTATTTCGAGCGCTACGAGGGAATCGGCCACTGGCACAAGAGGGTGCTTCGGGACGGGCAGCGGAACGGCTTCTCCAGGACTCTCTGCGGGCGTATCCGCTACCTGGACCCGAACGAGGCGTTCAACGAATTCTACAACACCCCTGTCCAGGGTTCCGGGGCGGACGCTCTGAAGACCTCGCTGGCCATCGTGCAGGACGCACTGGACGCGCGGTACGGCATCACCCCAGCCGAGACACCGGATGGCCCGGTCCAGATCGTCCACCACGTGCACGACGAGATCATCCTGGAGGCGGACGACGACCACGAGATGGTGGCGGACACGGAGCGGTTGCTCCACGACGGGATGAAGGAAGGCATGGAGAAATTCGTCAAGACCGTGCCTGTTGTGGTAGACCCGTCCAACGGGCGATCGTGGGCTGAGATACATTGAGTTTGCCATTGACTATCCCCCGCCTTGCTGGTAGTGTGGCGGCTCTGGGAGGGGAACCATGCCAGAGTTGATAGCGCCGCAGTACGTCATCCTGGAGTGCCCAGACAACGCCGCCCTCAGTATCGAGCGCGCGGCCCGGACCTGCTACAAGAGCGAGGACAAGATCACGGAGGGGTCGGCCGAGAAGCTGACCAAGGGCCTCATCGAACGCGGCCACCACGCGATGGTCGAATTCGGCGGATGGATCGTGGTCAAATTCTTCTCCAACCGGGGCTTCACGCACGAGTTGGTCCGGCACCGCATCGCCAGCTTCGCGCAGGAGAGCACCCGCTACTGCAACTACGGCAAGGGGAAGTTTGGCGGGGCGATCACGTGCATCGACCCTTCGGCTATGCTGGAGGCCAAGATCAAAGACCCGGAGAAGCGTGCCGAATACAAGGCACACCTCATCGAAACGTGGGCCATCTGCGAGGAGCGCTACATGGACCTCGTGGGTCGTGGCTGCCCGGCTGAGATCGCCCGCGAGGGGCTGCCCATCGGCGTGAAGGCCGAGATCGTGATCGGGGCGACCGTCCGGGAGTGGCGCCACATCTTCTCTCTTCGGTGCTCAAAGAAGGCCCATCCCCGCATGCGTGAATTGATGATCCCGCTCCGCGATGAGCTACGCGATCGGCTTCCGGTCGTGTTCGATGACCTCGGAGAGTAGATGGACCAGTACCCGCCGCCCCCTATCGAGCCCGGAGAGCCCTACCGCCGGGAGCACGACACTGTTGTCCTGAAGCCGCTGGAAGTGGTGGTCGTAGATGGTCGGCTGGACAAGGCGATCCGAAAACTCAAGAAAAAGATGTCCACCGAGGGCGTCCTGAAGGAATTGAAGCGGCGCCGCCGGGCCACCAAGCCCAGCGATGCAAAGCGCCGGAAACGGATCGACGCAGCACGTAGACGGCGGAAGCGAGAGCGAGCCGCCGCGAAGAGGAAGGCATGAAAGGGAACGGCAGGAAGGGCAACGACAAGCGGACTCCCATCGACCATTGGGAGACCTTGAAGGTGCTCCACAGCGACTCCAAGCCGGTCGGCAGGGACGGCGACCTTGGGGTTGTGATCGAAGTCCAGCGGCCCGTGTTCGAGGGAGGCAGAACAGGGCGCTCCACGATGGGCGTGATCATCCGGCGCGGTGAGCGGATGCTGCGACTGTTCTGCCGCAACGGGGACACGCACGAAATCTCCGCGCTCCGGGACATGCTGGCGGACCTCCCGGACACGGTGCTGGACGAGTACGCCTCGGAGTACGACACGCTCCGGGCCGAGAACGACCCTCCCCCGCGCGAGAGGGGCGGTGGTGGTCGGGAACGAGGTTCCGGACCGCGCCCCGGTGAGGTGGGCGGGGGCCTGAGCCGGTTCTCCGGCGAATCCAAGCGGGACCGCAAGCGGCGGAAGCGCCAGGAGCGGGAGCAGGACCACGGATGAAAGAGCACGACCTCAAGACCTGGCCCAATGAGTTTTCCGCCGTCGCGGATGGCAGCAAGCGATTCGAGTGGCGGAGAGACGATGGGCGCGGGTTCGAGGTCGGGGACGTGCTCATCCTGCACGAGTGGGAGCCGACGCCCGGGAAGTACACCGGCCGCGTGCTTCGGGCCACGGTGACGTACCTGCTCCGGGGGCCAGCCTTCGATGCGCCGAGCGGCTACGTGATCATGTCCATCCTGCCCGACCCTCTGGGGGAGCCGTGGAACGTGTGACGCTGGACGTCTCCCCCGAGGAAGCGGCCCGACTCATAGCGGAGCTACGGGAGCGAGTGGAGAAGGCCGAGCGCCGCGCCGACCGCTGCAAAGAGTTGGCTGAATCCTCGCTCGCCATCGTGCGCCGATACCAGGACGAGCGAGAGAGTTTTCTCGCCCGCGTAGAGGCCGCGCTGCTCGGAATCGCCTCCACCTCCCAGGACTGACATGCACCTACACTATCCGACAAAAATGCACGGGGGCCAACGTTTGCTCTTGACAGCCCCCGCCGGGGTGTGCCATGCTGGTCTCATCGGGTCGCGGATGGGTTCCGCGAAGGAAGGAAAGGCCATGACGACCAAGGCGCAACTCAAGAAGCTGGACGACGCAGTGCTCACGGGCATGCAGGCGCACGACTGCCACGGCGCGGTGAAGTGGATTCGCTACGCCGCGAACGAGACCGTCACGGGCGAACGATTCGGACGCACGCCTTACTCGGAGGCGCAGGTGCGCGGCTCCCTGAAGCGCCTGGAGAAGGCCGACAAGGTGGAGAACCACGGTTGGTCCAAGGCGCGCTGGCGCGTCATCACCGACGAGATGCGCGCGAAGCGAGAGGCAGCCCGGCAGGAGCGCGCCCGGTGGAACGCAGAGGCGGCGGCGATCCAGAAGGCGCTCGGCCTCGGTATGGGCGGCTTCGATGCGGACGGCGACCCGGACGGCGACGAGCACGTGACGCCGACCAAGCACGGCGGGTTGGAATTGTCCCCCCGCGCGGTGGCGGCGCTGGCCGAGATCCTCAACGTCAACGTGAGCAACTAAGGGGGCGAGTCATGGCATACGAGGCAGAAGGCGAGCGCGTGTGGAACGTGGAGCGACAGGCGGACGGATGGCCGAAGGGCATGAGCGACGAGAACAAGGCCCGGCTCACGGCGGCGGTCCAGCGCGTCCTGGAGGCGAACCCGGACGGTCTCTCGACCATGCAGATCTACGAGACGATCAAGCGCGGTGACAAGGACGGGCGCAAGGCGTTCGTGAGCCCCCTGTGGTCGTGGCTGCTCTGCGCGACCGAGCGCGCCTGTCGTGAAGTGAACGGCACCCTGCAAGTGTGGGTCGTTCGACCGAATGCGTACTAGATCGGGCACGTCTGCCCGAAGGATAGGAGAGAGGACATGCCGAGAGTCAACACAGTGAACAAGGCGCGGAAGGCGCAGGGGACGTGCGGACGGTGCGGGGCCGAGATCAACGTGGGCGACGGCTACCGCTGGATCAAATTCCGGCACGGCGGCAAGCGCATCCGGTGTCTCGCCTCGGAGTGCAGGTTCCGCGCGTCGGACCTCACGCAGTCCAAGATGAGCGGCGTCTACTCCGCGCAGGAGAACGCCGAGGACAGCATCGGGGACTGCGAGTCGATCGCAGACCTGAAGGCGCTGGCCGAGGAGACGGCCGAGTCGGTCCGAGAGGTGGCGCAGGAGTACCAGGACAGCGCCGACGCCATCCACGAGCACTTCGATACGAGCGACACCGCCGACGAGTGCGAGGAGAAGGCCCAAGAGTTGGAGGGGTGGGCCGACGAGATCGAGAACGCCCTGGACGAATTCGGGGACGAATTCGAGCCGACCCAGGTGGACGACCCCGAGTGTCCCGAGTGCGGTGGCCCGATGACCGAGCGCGAAGGCGACGACGGGACGTGGGACTGCAACGACGCGGAGTGCGGCAAGCGCGGCATCACGTTCGAGAACGACCGCGACGACGAGGGACGGACCGAGGACGAGTACCTGGACGCGGCCCGCGAAGCCCTGGAGAGCGTCATCTCCGAGTGCCCCGTCTAGCCCCTTCTCCCGCGCGCCCGAGCGACCCCTTCTCCCGAGCCCCCTGACAGCCCCTCAGAGCCCCGAAGCCCACGGCGGCCCCCAGGTGCCTCCCGAGCCCTACGCGCCCTCAGAGGCCCCTCAGAGCCCCGGGACGGTGCCTCTGGCTGGCCACGCCTGCCAGGTTGCTCTATGATGGTCAAGATGGGTAGGAAACGATCCAACGGGAAGCCCCCCGGCCGGAGCACCCGGTTCAAGAAGCTGAGAGCCCTCACCTGCTACCAAGAGGTCTACGAGCGCATCTGCGCGGGCTGGCCGCTGGCGCAGGTGGCGCGCTTCATCCAAGAGGAGCGCCGCGAGTACACCACAATCTCCCGCCACGGGCTCGAACAGCAGTTGGCCGACTTCCGGAAGCAGATGCCTCCGGGCGATCTGGTCCAGAAGCGGTTTCCGGATGTGTTCGACAAGGCCAAGGAAGCGGTGGAGCACGGCATTGACGAGCTAGCTGAGTTGGAAGAGTTGTACCGAATCCAGATGCACCGCATCGGCGTGGACTTCGCCACGGAGAAGGGGATCGGAAAACTCATGCCGTCGATGACGGCCGAAATTCGGGAGGCTCGGAACCTGCTCAAGGACATGGCCGAGTTGAAGATGGAGATGGGTGTGCTCGGTCGAGCGCCCAAGGGCGTGGACGTGAGCGTAGGTGTCGAGGTGGAGGCCACGCTGTCCGAGGACATGATGGCCCGGTTCGGGGACGGCGCGGTCAAGGAAGTGCTCCAAGACCCCGAGTCACGCCGGAAGGTCATGGGGGTGGTGGAGCGGTTCCTGAAGCTACCGGCGGCCTCCGAGGAAGTCCACTAGGCCCGAGATGATCGAATACGAGAACGGCCACTGGCGGTCAGTACGGACGCCGAAGGAGAGCACCGGGCTTCTGGAGAAAGACCTGGAGACGCTCTCCCCGGCCGAGCGCGAGACGATCGAATTGATCGTGGCCGAGCTATCGGACCCCTCGGCATCGGCCGGGCTCCTCACGACGATCGGGAACCTGGAATGGATTCGGACTCCGGTGGACATGGAGACGTTCTGCATGGACCCCCACTACCTTGGGAACACATGCGACAACCTGTACCCGAAGCTGATGGAAGACCTCACGACCCTCTTCGATGAGGGGTACCGAGAGGCAGTTTTCACGGGGGCCATCGGTTGGGGAAAGACGTTCGCCGCGTCCATCGGTATCTGCCGGCTGCTCTACATCCTGTCGTGCATGAGAGACCCGCACCGCTCCTTCGGCATCGCGGCCAACTCGAACATCTCTATCGTCTGTCTCTCCGTGAACGAGATCCTGGCCACCAAGGTCGCCTACGAGAACATCGCGACCAAGATCGAAGCCAGCCCGTATTTCCAGGAAAACTTCCCATTCGAGAAGACCAAGAAAGAGCTACGGTTCCCCCGCAAGGTGTGGGTGGCGGCGCGGGCCTCGAACGACGGCTCCGTCCTCGGTCTCAACGTGATCGGCGGGCTCCTGGACGAGACCAACTTCATGCCCAAGGCCAGCAAGGGGCAAGACCCTCGGTTCAACCTTCAGGATCGCGCCGAGGTGCTCTACAACGCCATGCAGCGCCGGATGAAGTCCAGGTTCGAGCGCAAGGGGAGGCTGCCGGGCATCCTGTTCGTCGTCTCATCGAAGCAGACCAACGACGATTTCACGGCCAAGCGGATCAAGGAATCGACGCTCGACCCCACGGTGTTCGTCCGGGACTACGCCCTGTGGGACGTCAAGCCGGACATCTACTACTCCGGCGACTGGTTCCATGTCGTGGTTGGGAACGAGCAAGCTCCTAGCCGGATCATCGAGTCGGATGAAGACCTGGACGAGGTGAAGGTCACGCTCCCAGAGGACTGCGTGGTCATCGAAGTGCCGGAGGACTTCCGGGGCGATTTCGAGAACGACCTGGAGGGAGCCATCCGAGACCTGGCAGGGGTGGCCACGGTGTCGGTGAGCCCGTACATCCAACGGCGCACCAAGATCATCGACGCCATCCGCCCGGACATGCGGCACCCATTCAGCGTGGAGATTTACGACCCCTCGCAGCCGGGCAGGTTCTACTGGCACAAGATGTTGCGACCGGCGGCCGACGCCGAGGGAGGAAACAGGCCGATCCTGAGCCCCTACGCTCCACGACACATCCACATCGACCCTTCCATGACCGGGGACTCGACCGGCTTTGCCATGGGTCACATCTCGGGCTGGAGGGAGGTGGTGCGCCGCGACGACGATGGGAACAAGTACCCTGAGCGTGCTCCGGAAGTTACTTTCGACCTGCTCCTGAAGATCGTCCCGCCCATCGGCGGGGAGATCATCCTGGGAGACGTCCGCAAGCTCGTCTACCAGCTATCGAAGCACGGGTACATGATCACCTGCGTCTCCATCGACTCGTGGAATTCGGCCGACGCGATCCAGAAGTTGAACCAGCGCGGGTTCAACGCCATCCAACTGTCAGTGGACCGCACGATGGGTCCATACGACCTGCTCAAGACCGGGCTCTACGAGGATCGGGTGTACTACTACGAGTACGAGCCTTTCCTTCAGGAGCTACGCGAGCTAGAGCACGATCGCGTGAAGCGGAAGGTAGACCACCCCCTTCGGGGCTCCAAGGATGTGGCGGACGCGGCGGCTGGCGTCATGTGGACGCTCACTGAAAACTCATCGGCCCTCCCCCTGGCTATCCTCCGCAGCATGCCCGATCACGGGGATGCGTGGATGCTAGAGCACCAGCAAGCGGCGCTGGCTCGGAGCTACGGGAGCGAGGACGTATCGGATATGTCCGAAGACCTTACGGCTTTGCCTCCATTTCTGGTAGGCTCTGGAAGCGGCTGGGGAGACTGATCGGTTTCCACGGTCGGTCGCACGTGGTATTAGAACAGCATGGACAGCGCACTCAAAGAGCAACTCACAGAGGTCTTCGGAGGCGACATGAACGTCGCGCCCGGGGGCACGGGGGCGGTGCTCACGCGCCCGTCCAAGCTGTCCTTGGAGGTGGCACAGCAAGCCGTCCGGTCCATGCCAATCGACGGCTTGTACCGGGACGTTGGAGCGGTGGCAGCGCGGGTCTTGGCGGATGAATTGGAGAGCCGATCTCTCCGGCCGGCGGACTACGCTAACCTCCCCGATCTTCCGAAGGTGGTGGCGAAGAGGATCGTCGGCTACCTTCTGAGGTCTGAGGAGTTTGCTCGGTCGTTCTCCGAGCACCTGGCCGCGAGGGGATAGTGGGCGCCGTACAGAACGTCATCGACCGCCTCCGTGGCGCGTTCATTGCCGACAAGGAACGAGGGGGACAGCTACTCGCCAAGGGCAGCACATCCCCAACCTATCCGGACTCCGGGTACGACCTGCTTCAAGCCTACGGGTACGACGCTCTGTCGGACTACCTTCGGTTGGAGCACGATCTCCTGTCCCGCTACGTGGACTACGAGGAGATGGACGACTACCCGGAAATAGCTTCTGCGATTGACATCTACGCCGACGACGCCTCGCAGCCGGACACTCAGCTACAGCGGACGGTCTGGGTATCGAGCCCGGACAAGACCCTTCAGGGCGTCCTGGACGACCTGTTCCACAAGCGCCTGCGCCTGGACGAGGAGATCTGGGAGATTGTCCGATCGCTGGTGAAGTACGGCAACGACTACGAGGAGCTACTGGTCAATCAGGACGGCGTGGTCGGCCTGAATTTCCTTCCGGCGCCGACCGTGCGCCGGGTGGAAGGCCCGCGTGGCGAGTTGTACGGGTTCGTCCAGGACTTCAAGGGACGATTCGGCTACTCCCCACAGGAATTCCAGAAGATCCTGGCCCAGCGGACAGACGCCATCCGCCAGGCCATGCAGCCCGGCTCGGCCCGGCCCCCTGGGAACATCCTCCAGCGTGTCTCCGCCTTGGAGCCCTGGGAGGTGGCCCACTTCCGGCTGCGTGGGAAGCATCGCCGGAGCGTGTACGGCTACTCCGTCCTCGAACCAGCGCGATGGATATGGAAGCGGCTCATGCTCCTGGAAGATGCCGCGATGATCTACCGTCTCCAGCGCGCCCCGGAGCGCTACGCCTTCTACGTGGATGTGGGCGACCTGCCTCCGGCCGAAGCGTTGGCGTTCGTCAACAAGATCCGGCAGCAGCACAAGAAGAAGCGGTTCGTCAACCCTTCCACTGGAAAACTCGATCTGAAATTCGAGCCCCTCTCCCAGGACGACGACTTCTGGGTTCCCGTCCGCAAGGGCGTGGAGGGGACTCGGATCGAAGTGCTCGGCGGCCCGTCCTGGCAGCACATGGAGGACGTAGAGTATTTCCAGACCAAGTTGTTTACCGCAGTGAAGGTGCCCAAGGCGTACCTCGCTCAAGACGAGAACACGGCACGGGCGGTTCTATCCAGCGAGGACGTCCGATTCGCTCGCTCGGTCCTCCGTGTCCAGCGTGAGGTCCGGAACGGTCTCCGCAAGGTAGCGCGCACGCACCTGGCAGCGCTCAACATCGACCCCTACGCGAACGAGTACACCATCCACATGACCGTGCCTTCGGCCATATTCGAGTTGGCCCAACTGGAGGTGCGGAACGCGAGAGCCGACCTGGCTGCTCGAATGAAAGAGCACGTCTCGCTTCGGTGGGTGCTGGAGAACGTCTACCTGCTCTCGGATGAGGATATCAAGATCATCATTCAGGAGCGGTCGGAGGACGTCATCCGGGAGGGGAAAGCTCAGGCCGAGGTCGAGAAGATGAGCGCCCAGGCACAGGCGGACGTGGAACAGGCGTCGGCTGCGGCCCAAGGTGGCGGCGGCATGGAGTCGCTCGGGCCTCCGTCTGGCATGAAGATCCTCGAACGGAAGCTGGCTGCCTTGCCCCGGCAGTTGCGGGGAGCCATCACAGAGCGAGAGCTTCTGAGTGGGAGCCGCGAGGCTGAGAAGAGGGCCGAAGGGAAGCTGGACAGCATCATGCGATCCAACGATGCCAACACCCGCCGTCTGAGGGAAAGCGTGGCCCTACTCCGAGAGGTCGTGGCGGCGGGCCGGGGGCGGTAGTGCTGACTTTCGTTTGACAGAGGGTTTGTGGAGCAGCTAGTGTCGGCCAAGATGATCGAGAGTCAAAACAAACTCCTCCCAGGCGCCGAGTTGAGGCGGCTGCGTATGGGGAGCTACGAGGCTCGGATCGAAGAGATGAGCAGGGTCGTCCACGCGAGCCTTGGTGATGAGCCGTTCGAGATCGTGGCGACACAGGACAGCGGGGCCGTCGTGTACGCAGACGGCCGGTTCCTTCGGCTGGAATTGACCGAGGACGGTCCGTCGCTCACAGACCTCGACGTGGAGACTTTCGACGCGGCCAGTCTGTACGCTTTCATGGAGCGCGAGGCTGGTGTAGTGGCCGATCTCTTTCTCCGTGGCTCCGTGAAGTCGGCGGTAGCGCGGTTGGAGAACCTGGTTCCGGCAGTCCCGCTCCCGAGCGGGGCCACCGCGAAGATCGAAGCCTTGATTGCTGCTCCGCGACCGTGGAGACGACTGTTCGAGGCTCGCAGAGACTACATCGTCGGCTTCATCGGAGAGGACGCAGAGGCCCTGGAAGAGGGTCGGTTGCGCCCCAACTTCGGTAAGTTGTATGATGGGTCGATCGAAGAAGGCAAACTCGACAACTACGAGGATCGGGTATCAGAAGGTCTGGGGATCGTGCTTGACAGGTTGGGACAGATTCGGGACGAGGTTGGGTCTGCGCTCGCGTCAGCGACCGACGCGCTCTCCGAGTCCACAGAGCCTATCGCAGCGCTGTTCTCCCGGTTCGCGGATGATCTGTACGCCGATCTTTTCGCCCTCCACGAGTCGGCTTCCCACGCAACAGAAGCAGTAGACGATATCGGGACTCGTGGTAAACTCTGCGACACGCTTGCCGAAGGGCTGTACGATCGTGAGGTCGCCAGCCGCTTCGTCGTCGTGGTGGCCGACAAAATGGTCGAGGCCAGCTAGGGAGGAATGAAAATGGGTCTGCTACTGAGACACCCGGTTGTGATCACTTCCTTGGAGGAAGACTTCCGGCGCATTGGCCTCATCAAGACCGAAGAGGCCCGCGACGAGGGAGACGACCTGCAAGAGCACCTCATGGAGTCCACCGAGGACTTCGATGCCGAGGACGAGCCCGAAGAGGGTGAGGACGAGGCCACCGAGGATGCGGACGAGGACGACGAGGCCATGGCCGAAGCCGTCGCCTTCCACGAGGACGCCATGTCCATGTGGCAGGAGTTTGGCGAGTCTGGCGTCGAGACTCTGTTCATGGACGAGGAGTCCATGGCCGAGTTGGAGTCCATGGGCGAGTCCATCACCGAGCTTCCCCTCGCGGTCGTCGGCGCCTCCATCGAGGAGTACGGCGACGAGTACGAGGGCGAAGAGGTCCACGAGGACGACGAGGCCGAGGACGACGAGGAAGAGGGCGAGGAGTACGGCGAAGACGACGAGCCGGCCAATCCCTTTGCCTCCGTTGCAGAGGCCATGAGCGCGATCGAGTCCATCCTGGACGAGGACGCGCAGCCGACCGACTCGCTGGAGGAAGCGACTCCGGCGTTCGCCAACCTGGCTCTCATCTCGGAGAAGCTGTACGGCTTCTTTGCCGAGACGGCCGAGATCCAGGAAGACGCGGAGTACGCGGAGATTGCCGAGGCGTACAAGCAGATCGCACACTACTCGGCGGCGATCGTGGACACCCTCCAGAAGGAGAGCCCGGACACGATCAACTTCGATGCCCTGACCGAGACCTTCCAGGACTACCTCGGGACGGTCCTGCAAGGGCTGGAGACCTACGCCATTCTGCGCGAGGCCGACGAGAGCGGCGACGAGGACGGCGAGACGGACGAGGGCGAGGAGCAGGACGAGGGCGACGAGGGAAACGAATAGACCGGCGGCGCCCCTTGCCGCCCAAGAAAGGCGGCTCTTGGCGGCGGCGTCGGACGGCGTATTCCTCGGGTAGACGGGAGGAGATCGGTATGGAAAAGAGCCCGGTGAAACGGAAGACACGGAAGGTCGGACCAT